GTAGATAAAATCCTGAGTTGTGATAAAGATGATCCTTCACCAGAATGTAAAGGTGCTTGGAATGACTTCTGGGAAGATTCAATGCCACCCTGGGGACATAGTGATTTGGAGTATCAACTAAGAGAAGCAGAATACTATAATAAAAAATCTGATCTTGATAAAGAGATTGCGGAAATCAAAAAAGAAGGTGGATATGCTTGGACTCCAGTTGGACCTAAAGATGGTTATTCCTTTTATGTAAGTGAAGATGGTGATGTTTGGATTCCCGATTATGTTACAAAAAAAGATAAAGTTGTAAAGTGGCAACTTCCTGTTCAACAAAAAATCGAAGAAGGTATTGATGATTATTATGTACAGTTCCCTGATGATCTTCTAGAGGCAGCAAATCTTAAGGAAGGTGATCAGATTGAATGGGTAGATAACGGCAACGGCACCTATACTCTTCGTAAGGTTGGTGATCGTTGATGTTTGAAGTTCTTGTTTGTGGGTATAATATCTTTTGTCATCTTGACAATATCAATAATAGTGTGGTAAGATCTAAGTATCCAAAAGATGTTGCTCAACTTTGTGTTTATTTTGAGCAACAAAAAGCACAACTACCCGACTATTGTTTTTACAAAACAGAAATGGAACAACCGAGACATAGGAACGAATACTGATGGCACTTTCACAACAAACACTTGAGCATCTCTTAGAAGCAGAATCACATCTTCGTGCTGCGATTAAATCTGCTGCCACAAACGAAAAACCTTTGGTTGTAAAACAATTATCTCAACTTCTTCTTGATATTGAACAGTGTAAGAAATTTGAGCAGATTATGGATATGCTTGAAGATAGGAAACCTGGTAGTAGAGGTTCTTTCGGATCTTTCTTCAACGAAGATTGAGTAATGTAACGCAATCCCGAAGAGATTGTTAAATGTCTAGATAATGTATGTGGATATGCTAACATATCTGAGTATTCGGGAGCAAACTTATGACTCTTCCATCAAAGGGACAAAGCAATCTTACAGATGACGAGTGGAATGAAATGGATGCTCTTAGAAAAGTCATCAGTCAAAGACCGCAAGCACTTATACCTGAGAAGATGGAAAAGTTTTCTGAATATATGGTGAGAAGTTTGAGAGAACTGGGGAATTGATAGAGAGGGTCAGAAATGACCCTCTTTTTTTCTAAATACTTGAAAAAGTATTATGGTATATAAAGTATCAATTTTATTCTCTAATAGTAAAATAACAAAATCTTCAAAAGTAGAAAAATTTGTAGAAGATTGTAGAAATAATATTGAGAGTGGTGAGAAGATAAAAAATAAGTTATCTCAAATTAAAAACGAAATTTTTTGCTATGAAGTTAATGGTAAAGTTGCAATATCTAGAAAAATTTTTGAAGAACTTTCTACTGGAGCAACTTTTAAATCAGTATTTTCAAATAAGTCAATTAAACCCTTAATACAAAAATTAGTTGGATATGATGAAATTGTAGATTCTGATTATTGGGATTTGATTGAAAATAAATCAAAAATTGGGACAAAGTTAAAACAAGATTTCACTTGCTTTATTACAAGTTATTTCTTCAATGAATCTTCGGCCGATCACTATACTTTATTAGATGATTTAAAACAAAACAAATTAAAGATTAGTAAGAATAAAGTATCACTATCATCAAACTTAAATGATTTTGATGTTTTCTTGTATAAAGAAAATTATTTGAAATTTTTTGATTCTGTTGCTACTGCCAAGACAATAGTTTTTAATAAATCAAAGTTAAACATAAAGCATCCTTTTGCGAATTATGTAGTTGCCGAAGAAGAATCTCCGTTGGGTTCAAAGATCAAGTCAATACCATTTTCTAAGATAAAATTGACTGAAAGAAATTATTATACTGATGAAAATAAAATGACAACAGCGGACATTTACTTGTGCAATACATCTTCAAGTGAATTTAAAACTTTATTGAAAGTATTTAATAGGAAAACACTCACTCACGAACAATATAGATCTTTTGTTAATTCTGCATATAATTCTGGAGATTTGATTCCAATATCTCTTAAGGAACTTAGAACTGGAGATGTAGATAATAATTTTGTTACCAATAGAGTCAAAGTTCTTAATTTTATCTCTGAATCTGAGGATGTTCAAGATATATTTCTAAAAAAAGTAATTGAACTATTGGGAATAAGCAATAAGACAACTTTTATAGAGGAAATGAATAAAGTTATTGATATTCGCAATGAGTCAATAAACTTAAATCCTTATGGAACTGCGACTACTTTTAATTTTGATGCTTATTTTAGTGAAACAAAGGGAAAAGAGGAATATAATGTTTTTATTCAAGGGAACCAGTTTTACATTCAACCTCCAGGAACTTCCTCTCATGCTGGATTGGGTGGTGTTACAATGGAATACTTAAAGGAGCAAATATTGAACAAACTTCCTGAAAGGGGAAAATATAATCGAGTTATATCAAATGCCAGAAAAAAAGCATTTGGAGATTTTTATAAGAATACTCAAGACCTAACAATGCAAATTTATGGGTCATTAAAAAATAAAGATGCAAGAGAGTTGGGAAATTTGATTATAAAATATAAAGTTTTGTCCAGAAGTCAAGTTTCTAAAAAATCAAAAAAAGAGTTGATTGAGATTATTGAAGGAATTAGAACTTTTAAAAAGTATAAAAACTATAACTTACTTGCGACTGCCAAAATACTTAGTCCTTCTGAATTTTCTGCAGTGTTTAAGGACATCCCAGATCCTTTAAGAGTTCCTATTGCAAGCGCATATATCCAAGAATTATATTCTCAACTAAGTAAAGTTCCAAAAGTTGACACTACTTTGTCTGGAGAATTTAGAAGTAAAACATATGGAAAAGAGCAACTTATAATGAATAAACTATCTGATATTGAAATTCTATTTTTCTTGGCTTGTAATTACAATATTGTAAAAAAATGGATTAAAAATGCTTTTATACTTGGAACTTATGGAATAGCATCTGGTGCTGGAATTATTCTTTTGGATGGGAAAAAACACACACTAGGAAAAGGAAAATCTGGTATTTTAAGGAGAAATCCAGTTTTTGTTAAAATAGGATTGTGACAGATTAAGAAGTGTCACTGCACGATACAAAAATTGATCATATGCATGTATAATGAGATGAAAAGCAATTCATTCTAATGGACACCCCAGAAGTTAAACTCAAACTTGTATTAGAAATTGATGGTTTTGAGCAGATCATTGACTCTGTTGATTATACACAAACTATTGCAGATATGATTGAGAATCCTGAATTGGATTTTGATGAGAATAATATATTTGACTACATCATGGAAGTAAGAGATAAGATGTGATGCTTAAACAACTGGCACACTGACTTGCCACAGGACCAGATTCCTGATATGATTACTTCATTGATTTGAACTTCATGCTTTCTCTTCGACCTCATCAGCAAGAGTGTTTGGATGCAACTCAGAATCATAGCAAAGGTATCATTTGTGCTGTGACTGGTGCAGGTAAAACACTTGTAGGTGTTGCTGACACGATGCGGGAGTTTGAACAAGAAACTCCACAAACTGTTGTTGTTGTTGCTCCTCGCATTATGTTGGCAACTCAACTCTCTTCTGAGTATCTTGAGCATATTAGTAATGTTGCTGTTCTTCATGTTCACTCTGGAGAAACTCATCATTTCAGCACCACTAAACCTGCAGAGATTCAGCACTGGGATCAGATAGTGAGAGTTGCATTTAATCCTGATGCTCCTAAACACAAACTCATCTTCACTACCTACCATTCTCTTCATAAAATTATGGAGTCAGGTATCAAGGTGAACACAATTCACTTTGATGAAGCACACAACTCTGTGCAAAAGAACTTCTATGTTGCCACTGAATACTTCAGCAGGAAAGCAGATCGTTGCTATTTCTATACTGCAACTCCAAAGTATTCTTCCACTCCCAAGAAACCTGGAATGAACAACTTTCAGGTTTATGGTAACATTATTGCAAATGTTGCTGCTCCTCGCATGGTGAATGAAGGGTACATCATTCCTCCTAAGATTGTTGCTAAGCAAGTATCTTTGAGCAGCATCAATGTCTTTGAACGTGACTGCAATCATCTACTAGAAAGTATTGATGAAGCAGAGGTTTCTAAGGTTCTTGTGTGCGCCAAAGCAACCAAACAAATCACCAACCTGATCTCTCAAACTGATTTCTGCAAAGAACTGGAGGATCGTGGTTATTCTTGGATGGTTATTACATCCAAGACGGGTGCAATTATTGATGGTAAGAAGGTAAATCGTGAGCAATTCTTTGATACTCTGCACGATTGGAGTCGTGATGACTCTAAGAAGTTTGTCTTGCTTCACTATTCTATTCTTTCTGAAGGTATCAATGTTTCTGGTTTAGAAGCGGTAATCTTTATGCGCTCTATGGATGCTATTGGTATCTGCCAGACTATTGGACGTGTTGTGCGTCTGCATCACAAGGATTCTGCACGTTTGCGCTCTGGTGACTTGACACCTGGACACCTGGAGAACTATCATAAGTCGTATGGTCTGGTGATCATCCCGACCTTCAACTCTGTGGGAATCTCTACCGCAAAGAAAATCCAGAATGTTGTTGATACTGTTTTCAATGCTGGTGAACCTGCCATTTCCACTATCAAACGCTGATCATGATTGATTTCAACACATTTGAACTAAATCGTCTTTCTAAACTTCTCTGGAGTTTGAAGGATTATACTACAAATAATCTACGCTTTCCAAAAGCAGGTGAACTTGTAGAAATAGCATATGATGTCTACAGCAAAGGACAACTCAGGAGAGTTAATCTACCTGGAGTAGATCTAATTGGAACTGATGGTCATACTTATGAATCAAAAGTGATTCAGTTTAAGAATGTTTCAAAAGCAGCAGTGCGAGGTGTAATTCTTAAGAATAGTCGTGCAAGTAGTTCTGTCAATGAAAAACTTGCAGATTTCTTCATCTTCACTGATGTAAAACTTGGGAAAGCATGTTGTGTTCCTTCTAATCTCATTTACAATACAAAATTTAGTGGTGCAGTATTGACTGGTAGTTGTAATCCAGAGGAAGATCATTTCTTTCTTCATGGATATGAAGAATCTTATTCCGCAGATTACTTTTCGGAAGCGGAAGAGTTTGATTATCAATATGTAAGGAGTTTCTAATGCTACAAGGATTTACAATGTATAAGGATGAATATGCAGCAGTGCCTTTTGGGAAAAAAGGGTATATAATTATTCATAATGGTCAGCAGTTAGAAAAAATTTGCAGAACTGAATCTTCTGCAAGGAAATATATTACTGATCATAAGAAAGGAAAATCTGTCGCAAAACTACCAATATGAGATATACCTCCACAAGTTTATACCGCTATGCAGGTGGTAAGAACAAAATGAAAGATGAGATCATTAAGATTATAGATGAAATTCATCCTAATCTTGAGAGAATGATGTCACCTTTCATGGGTGGAGGTTGTATTGAACTTGCACTTGCAGCAAGGGGTGTAAAGGTTCAAGCATATGACTTGTTCCAACCTCTTGCTGATTTTTGGGAGATTCTCACAACTGAAGGTGGAAAAAGAATTGCAGAGGAAGCAGCAAAGCATTATCCAGTAAGAGATAGAGAACACTACAAATCATTTCTACCATTGCTTGAGAGTGACGATAAGTTCACCCGAGCATGGTCATTTTATATTTCTATCAAATGTGCATTCAGCGGTGATCTTGGTCACACATCTGAATCATCAAGAAAGAATCTTTGTGCAGCGAGTTTAATTAAACTTGCAGGATTTCACAATCCAAACTTCTCATTCTCTTTTGGGAATTGCTTTGAGACAATACCAAAGCATCAAAATGACTTTTTATACTTAGATCCACCATACTACAAGACAACTTCATACTATTATGGTATTGATGGAAGCACTCATGAAGGATTCAATCATGACAAACTTGCTGATGTCTTGAAGCAACATAAAGGTGGATTTGTGATGTCTTATGACAACACAGATTACCTGAAAGAACTCTATAAAGATTGGACTGAGTTTCGCTATTTGGAGTTTGATTACCAGATGGCAGGTGATGTCAGTCGTAGAGGTAAAAAAACTGAACTTATCATCATCAAATATCCAGAAGTTAAGGTGGAATCTAATGTAAATGCTCTGGAGAGTTTATTGTATTGAGGACACTTGGAGAAGTGTCCCATAGACACTCGCGGGGGTCGCAGGAGACCCTATACTTACAAGGTAATCAACCAAAGCACTGATGGCAACCCGCTCACGAATCGGTCTTGAACTCGCTGATGGTTCTATTCTTTCTGCCTATCATCACTGGGATGGTTATCCCGAATGGTTGGGTCGTATTCTGAACACTCACTACAACACAAAAGAGAAAGTTTCTGAACTGATTGATGGTGGTGATATGAGTTCTTGCTGGACTGAATCTTCTTGGGGTAATGTTCGCCCCGATTGTGGTTATGGTCCCGAGTATTATTCTGCTCGCGGTGAAGATTGCCCTCCTCGCCTTGATGCTGACCTCTGTGAGTATCTGCTGCCTGACAACAGCGAAGAGTTTGCATATGTCTTCCGCAACGATGAGTGGATGTGCTATAATATGAATCAGTTTGACGATACCAAACTCCCTGAAGTTGTTGAGATTCCCTCTGGAGCACTTGCAGTATGATTAACCGCAAATATGTTGTCACTGGATTGATTGGTTTTGCAGTCATTCTTGGTTGGAATATCTTTCTAATTCAGCGTGATGATAAACTCTATGACGCATACTATCGTTCTAAAGCGATAGAAAATCTCAAAAGTTCACCTACAAGTCAAATCCGATGATTCCAAAACGACTTCGTGATCTTATCAAACAAGCAGAAATGGACAAAGTAGCAGAAGAGTTCTGGAAAGAAGTTGAGATTGAAGCAGCAAAACTTGAGGTCACCGTTGACTACTATCTCGCGGAGTTTTATTGATGACTTTTCTACTTGGAATGGGACTTGGTTCTCTACTCACAATCGGTGCAGCATTTATCTTCTCTGCTGACCGAAACATCCTTGACGAAGGCGACGAAAACTACTACAATTAAGAGGTAATTTAACAACACAAATGGCACAAAAGTTCTTGTATATCGTCGATCACTTTTGCGACTTTCCCCGTTCAGAATATGGAGGAATCTGGAATGTGATTGCTGAAGATGATGATGAATGTTTTGATTTGATTAAGGACCATGACGATGGATTTAATGATGATTACTATGTAAATCTTCGTGAAAAAGTAGTAAATGCACGAACTTATGCTCTTGCCGAAGATGTAGAATCCGCAGTGGTTGAAAGTTTCACAACATAAGTTATAAATAGTGATGCCTGGGTTGGGTGCAATCTTCACAGGTAAGGATTTGGAGGCAGAAATGCCTCCTTTCTTGTATAAATACTAATGCACCTAACCTAAGAGCAGAACTATGGTAAATCCATATAGATTTTATACTTATGCCTATTTGCGTAAGGACAGAACTCCTTACTATATTGGTAAAGGAGTCGCAGATAGATTATACAGAAAAAATAAAAGTGAGATAAAATTACCAAAAGACAAATCAAGAATAATCTTTCTCAAACAGAACCTAACAGAAGAAGAAGCATTCAAGCACGAAAAGTATATGATTGCTGTGTTTGGTAGAAAAGATTTAGGAACTGGTATTCTTCGCAATAGAAGTGATGGTGGTGAAGGAACTGCTGGTATTATTCGTGATGATGAGTGGAAAAAAAATCAGCATAAGTCGCAAAAAGATAGGTTCAAAAATCCAGAGCAAAGAAAAAAATTAAGCGATTCGATTAAAAAATCCTGGCAAAATCCAAAAATAAGAAATAAAATTATAGAGTCATTTAAAAATAAAAAACTTTCAGAAGAACATAAAGAAAATCTTAGAGGAAGTATGAGAAACTTTTATAAAGAGAATCCAGATTATAAAAAACAAAAAAGCGAGTATCAAAGTAATTTTTTAAAAGGAAAAAAATGGTGGACTGATGGTAAAACTGAAAAAATTGATTTTGAGTGTCCTGGTGATGGTTGGAGAAGAGGGAGAATTGGTTGGAAGAATAAAAAAGTTTTTTGATGGACAATTTCTAAACTGTCTATTGTGTATTGACTTTTGATTTTTTCTTTGATAAACTTATGAAGCAAACAAAGATTCTATGACCCATCACGTTGCTCATATGGATAAAATGTTGTTTGATTTGAAACAACAATACCAAACACAAATCAGTCGTCTACAAAACAAAATCAGCGAACAAGAAGAAGAGATTGCTAAACTCAAAACATTGATTTCTCTTTTGACCATTGAGCGTGAGTATGATTGTTGAACTACCACCTTCTTTCTTTCATTCGCCACCCAAAGGATACTACTATCAATGTGAAGAGTTTAAGAGAAATGTTGTTAGTATCTGGTTATGCAACACTCGTAAGTTTGTCTATAATGGTGGTGCTCCAACAAGGACCATTCACTCCTTCTACAACACCAAAACCAGGGAATACTTTGCACCAATCAATAGTAAGACCATCGGTGCTTGTGTAAATATCAAGGACACGCGAAATTATACCGCGATGTCAATCAAGCAATTTCCACTAGATGCGTTTTTTGTATGACTACTTACGAACCACAAGTCAACGACTTTATAAAATGGAATAAAGGCATTGCAGGATGGATTTACTTCAAGTGCGAAGAATACATTACGATTGAACATAGTGTTCGTCCAAAAGATAAAGTAAACTATCGTGCTTGTTCCATTCACGCAAATGAAAGATTGCTTGTGGTTTGTTATAAGGAAGATTGGAATCAACTAGAGCACATCAAGTCACGCACATCAATCTATGAAGAAGAGAAAAACACTTTGGAAATGGTGGGCACTTGCTCTAGGTGAAAAAACAAGTAAATGTGATAAAGAAGCGGATAGGGTAGCACTTATCCGCACTTTTATTTTTTTGACTTATCTACTAACAAACTGCTTTATTGTCTATGGTGTTTTGAGAACTCATCACTTTCCAGTTGCGCCACAAATAAATAATCAAAAACAAGAAAGATGCTGACATTCAGAGAGTTCTATCAAATCTGTGAAGGTAAGAAACCTGACACTCCACCACATGCAGTTCCTGGAACTTATCAGAGAAGTGAAACAGGTGTGCAAACTTATACTCTCCAGAGATATGATGGACCACAAGGAAAACCAACAAAGAAAGAAGTTAATAAGTTAGTTGTTCAACGTAGTGGTGGAAAAGCAGTCAAAAAGAGATTAAACAAAATTAGTAAAATTGAAGAAGATATTGAAACAAGACGTAGAGAACTGAAACAAAGACAACTAGATCAGATGTCATCTCAAAGAGAACGTGTTGCAGGTTATCATGCAGCACAACAAGAGAGAAAAGAGAAAGAGTCAGAAAGAGAAGAACTCAAAAGAGAACTCAAAAGAGAGTTGCAAACAGAGCAAACTCCACATATGAAACCTAGCGAATATAACAAACAAATTTCACAACAATCTGCTCGTTGGAAAGGTCAGCAAATCAGACAATCTCATGATGAAATGGAACGTGAAGCATATGCACAATTATCTGCAAAAAGACAAAGATTAAAAACAATTATGAAGCGTTGAGTGGACGCTTATTTAACTGTCCACCATCCACCCACCAGCACCCCAATCTCCTGTATATTACATTTGTTCAGTTGAGGAACAACCATGAACCACTTTGATGATATTCAAATTGAAGAATCTGCTGGATTTGATTTTACCGAAGCAGATCTTGATGGTCTCTTTGATGAAGATGAGAAAGATGACCAATCTTTCAATTCTTACCTGAACTCTAACATTGATTACTGAAATGACTGAAACTGTAAATGTTCTGCCTCACATCCGAGAATTGAAAGATGCTTGGCGTCGTCAAGATTTTGTTTTTACCAAAGAGCAATCTGAATCTTATCAACTTTTATTAGACGCAAGGCGTCAACGAGTAAAATGGTTCTATGAGACAGATCGTGTTTGCAAAATTAGTAAATCTGCTCAAGATAAACTGAAAGAAGACAACTAAATAATGATGCTTAAGAGTCGCATCTAAAAGCAAAAAGATTAGGGGGCAGAAATGCCCCCTTTCTTATATAAATAATACTGCGACTTTTAAGACAAGAATGAATAACTATTACACTTACGCTTATTTGCGTGAAGATGGCACTCCTTATTATATTGGTAAGGGAAAGAATAGAAGAATAAATGATAATCAACATAGTATTAATTTGCCACCAAAAGAGAGACGTATATTTTTAAAACAAAATTTGACAGAGCAAGAAGCATTTAACCATGAAGTTTATATGATAGCAATATTTGGTCGTAAAGATAATAACACTGGGATATTGTATAATCATACAAATGGAGGTGAAGGTGGCAGTGGTATTGTAATGAGTGATAATACAAAAAGAAAAATAAGTATTGCTTTAAAAAATAAAGAAGTAAATGATGAAACAAGAAAAAAATTGAGCATTGCTTTGAAAAATAATAAAAATGGTCAAGGTAACAAAGGCATGAAACATTCTTTAAAATTTAGAGAAAACTTAAGTAAGAAAAAGACAAAACCGAACCATGAAGTTACACCCCATGCACTTTACATGAGAGAATATAGAAAAAGAAAAAAAGACAATTAAAGAACTGTCACAGGGGAACTCACATGTTCCCCTTTTTGCTTTATGATGAACCTGTGATTCAAACACCAATGCAAAACAAGCACATTGAACACCCCGAAGATACCATCCTGACTGGTGATCTTTCGATTCTTGATTGGTTCACTGCTGATTCTCATGTCAGTGTGAAGATTGATGGTGCGCCTGCTATTGTGTGGGGTCGCAATCCTGCCAATGGTAAGTTTTTCGTTGGCACTAAATCTGTCTTCAATAAAATCAAAATCAAAATCAATCATTCTCATGAAGAAATTGATGCGAACCATGAAGGTAAAGTTGCGTCTATTCTTCATGCTTGCTTTGATAGTCTACCTCGCACAAGTCATATCTATCAAGGTGATTTTATTGGTTTTGCTGGGAGTGATACTTATTGTCCCAACACGATCACTTACAAGTTCCCTGAGGTGATTGAGCAAAGTGTAATTATTGCACCACACACTGAGTATGAATGTGAGGATGATCTTCGCAATGCTATTGCTTATCCTATCAGCAAGCAGTTTGCTGATACTCTAGATGTGAAATGGGTGCAACCTGAAGCAGAAATCTGTCCTCATCGTGATGATATTGCAGATTTCTGTAAGTTTGCAAGGCAAATGAGCACTCTTTGCACCTTTGTAAGTGACAAACAAGCAAAAGAACTCAAAAAAGTCATCAATTCCTACATCCGTGAGGGTAAGGAGGTGGATGAGCATGAAATTGCAGAAAATTATGATGTTGACATCAACCTACTGCGTTTGTGGAAGTTGATTGAATCTATCAAGATGGATTTGTTCTTCTACATTGAATGTGACACTGACATTCGTTGTGAGATTGATGGTAAACTAAGCGATCACGAAGGTTATGTGATGCACAATGAGTTTGGAAGTTACAAGATCGTGAATCGTGAAGAGTTCTCTCATCACAACTTTGTTCTTGCTAAACAGTGGGGATAATAAATACCTAAAAAAGTATTTGTTAAAATGGCAAAGGATCAAACAGAAGTAGGAATCACTGGCAAACCTGTACCTAAACCAAGAACTGCTAAACAACAGTATGAACTTGAGAAGAAGAGAAGGATGCAGAAGCATCTTGGTACAAATGTAGGTGGAAAACAATACACTTCTGGCGCAAAGTATTATGTTCCAAGCGCAAGTGCAACTAATCCAAGAACAAGAACTTTTGAGGAGTTTATGAGTATTTGTGAGGCAAAAGTTCCAGTTACTCGACAAGCAGGTGATTTTAGATATTCTGGAAAAACTGGTGAAGAGAAAGCAGAAAGAAGAGCAAAGGTATTAAGCAATTCACCAGATCCTGCAAGGCGCAGACAAGCAAATACAATTCGTAGTAGAATTAAAACTGTTGCAGATCGTGATACTGCAAGAGCAAGTTCTGATGCAATGAAAAAACTTTATAAAGGTCAACAGAGAAGAGCAAATGAACTTGCTCGCAACCGAAACAGTGACACTTGATTAACTGTCACATCATCTGATCTGGGCATCAAAAATCGTGTATTGTATCTGTATTGAAGCAAATCACT